TCGGCCTGGGCAGAAGATGCCTATGACCGCGACCAAGACACCAAAGCCGAACAACATTTCGAAAGTAAATCATGAAGAACATTGCCACCGCTTTGGTCAAGGCACAGCAAGCCTTTGGCCCTGCCCTGAAAACCAGCACTAACCCGGACTTCCGCAGCCGCTATGCAGACCTATCGGCTTGCGTTGAGGCAGTCATCGAAGGTCTGAACGGGGCTGGCATTGCCCTTGTCCAACGTACCAGCGAAGACACCACTGGGGTGACGGTCGAGACTGTGTTCATCCACACATCAGGCGAGATGCTGGAGTGCGGCAAGCTGCATGTGCCTGCGGCCAAGCAAGACCCGCAAGGCTACGGATCTGCCCTGACTTACGCCAGGCGATACAGCTTGATGGCAGCTTGTGGCATTGCACCCGAAGATGATGATGGCAATGCTGCCACCCGAAAGACCGTACCGACTCCAGACATTACCGACCAGCTGACAGCGATTGAAGCAAGCGCCACAAGTGATGAGCTGGCGGCGGTCTACAAGCAAGCACTTGAGGCCTGCCAGGGCAACCAAGCAGTACAGGCCAAAGTAATTGCAGCAAAGAAGGCACGGGTCGAGCGTGCCAAACGGGAGAAAGCAGCATGCGCAAACTAGACGATGGATCAACGTGGTTTGACGGCATGACCCTGCGCGACTACTTTGCGGCCAGGGCGATGCAAGCGTTTTTACGAAATCAAAAACCAGAAAATATGGATCAGCCTCCAAGTACTTGGGCGGAAGACGCGTATGTATTTGCCGATGCCATGCTGAAAGCAAGGGAATCATGAGCGAAGAACAAGGAACCGAGGGCTGGTTTGCTGACAGGCTGGGCAAAGTCACCGCCAGTCGCTTGGCTGATGTGCTTGCCAAGACCAAGACAGGCTACAGCTACAGCACCAGCCGAACCAATTACATGACTCAGTTGGTGCTGGAGCGCATCACCCAGACCAAGGCCGAGTCTTACAGCAATGCAGCAATGCAGTGGGGCACAGAACAAGAGCCCTTTGCCCGAGCTGCTTACGAGGCGCATACGGGCCAAATGGTTGAAGAGGTGGGGTTCATGCCTCACCCCGAGATTGATGCTGCTGGGGCCTCGCCTGATGGCTTGGTGGGTGATGATGGCATGGTGGAAATCAAATGCCCATCATCCAGCACAGCCCTTGAGGTTTGGCTGACTCACTCGCAAGGTGGCAACCCGGTTGATGCCAAGTACTACGCACAGATGCAGTGGCAGATGCGCTGCGCTGATCGGTCTTGGTGTGACTATGTGGTCTTTGACCCACGGATGCCAGCCAAGGCTCAATTATTTATCCATCGAGTCGGACGCAATGCAGATTGGCTCAAAGTCGCAGAAGCAGAAGTCACCACCTTTTTGGCAGAGCTGGATGCCAAAGTTACCGCCCTTAAATCAATCATTGGAGAATAAATCTTGGCAAAAATCATCAAAGAAATCAGCTGCGTTGTCGGTGAATACCGAGCTGCAGATGGTCAGCAAAAGAAACGCTATCAGCGCATTGGCTCAATCATCGACACTAGAAACGGGCCAATGCTGAAGCTCGATGTCATTCCGCTACGCGAAGGCGGCTGGGATGGCTGGGGCTACATCAATGACCCACAGCCGCAAAAGGCTAGGGAACAGCCGCGGCGTATGCCAATGCACGATGGTGACTCTGAAATTCCTTTTTGAACATGCACGCCGCCAGCATTGAAAAGAGCGAACGCCTCGGGCGCGTTCTCGATCTGCTGTCTCAGGGTGGGGAATACTCCACATTTGGTGGTGAAGCCGCTTTACGCCACCCCACCACAGCGCCCGTGGGTAGGGCTGACGGACGATGAAATTCTTGAGGCATGGCACTGGGGTGGATGCAATCCTCATATTGAAGGCGCTCATTTTGTAGTTTTGTATCAATATATTGAAAGCAAACTCAAGGAGAAGAACACATGAGCACAGAACAAAAACGCTTTGAGGAATGGTGGGACGCCGAAGATGACATCCCAAACAATGGCCCTTGGACTCACGACACACCGATTCAATTTGCTTGGGCCGGGTGGCAAGCGGCATTGCCGCAGCCAGAGCAGGAGCCGGTGGCGTTTTATATAAAGGAAAAGAAATGAACGAAGAAATGAAACGAATCATGGAAGCACTGATGCTGATCTATGGCAGTGACTTGCAAGCCGCAACGATCACGGTATTACTCAAAGACGGCGACACTGGGTTTCGCTTTTTATCCTCAAACTTTCCACAAGTGGAGACAAAAAAATGAACAATGACCAAGAAATTAAGGCAGTCAACTTTATGGCGCAGCCAGAGCAGGCGCCTGTACTTCAAGACATTGAGCAGTACCGCTTGCAGATGGCTGGAATTAGCACCGCAGCGATTGGATACTGGAAAGAAGGCGATGGCATTCATCCAGATTACGACACGATTGCACTGCGTGAGGTTGCGAAGTTGTACGCAAAATACGATGCGCTTTACAAGGCACAGCAAGACAAAGCGCAAAAGGCCCGTGCTGACGAGCGTGATGTGAGGAACTTGATAAAGCAGACGAGACTTTTTGATTAGTTTGCGCGGCAACTATTCGAGCCAGAAGGCAACCTTGTTACGCCGTTAGCGTTTGGGCCTCGGACTCAACTGAGGCCAGCCTGTTCATCCAGCCTTTGCCAAACGTGGCGAAGGTGGGCAGGCTCTTGTAGTGAGCCTCGCGCAAGTCACAGAACTTTGCTACGATCTCATCGGCAGGCTTGGCCGTAGTGGCTTTAACGGTCTTAGGGCCAATCTGCCCGTCAGCGGTCACTCCAACAGCTTGCTGGAGGAACTTGCTGGCGCGGCCAACGCCTGCGTTGACAGCGCAATCAAACACGCATAAGTCAACGCCAGACGGGAGGTCGTCTGCACGCACAGCATCCCAGTAGCGCGTCTTGTAGAGTGGGCCAACCATCTCAGAGGTGAGGGCGCGCATGTCGGCCTCGGTGGCAGGCTTGCCAGTCCATTCTTCCCAGACACGTTTTGTCACCCCTAGATTGGTCATGCCGCCAGGATCAGCGGGGTGGTTGACGTAGCCACCCTCGTACTTGAGGATGTGCCGGAGCGCTTCGTCCCAGTTGTGTTTCATTTTGCAGCCTTTGAGAGCAGATCGGTCTTGGCCTGAGAGCCAGCAGACGAGCCGAAGTAGTAGGCAATGATGCCCGTCCAGGCCGTGCCCAGGCTGCCCAGCATCATTAGGATGGCCGGGTTGCTGCTGTCGATCTGGTTGAAGAACATCATCACCATAATGCCGAAGAAGCCGATAGTGACCGCGCCAGCCAGGATGGGGGGCATCATCGAGCGAGTCGTGGCCTGCATGTCCCTGGCGCTTTTGCGATCCTCGACCGCCAGTTTCTCGAAGTTCAGGCCCAGCTCCTGAGCCTGCTTCTGCAGTTCGATCTCGGCCAGCTTGACCTGGGCGATCTGGTCGGCCGTCAGCTTGTTGTTGGCAATCAGGTCGCCGACTTCCTTCTCGTCAACGCCGATGGCCTTGGAGACTGCTGAGACGGCCATGCCGGCCAGTGGGCCGCCGAGTGCAGTGGCGATGGTGGGTGCGATCTGTTTGAGCCAGTCCATGATTACCCTTTCAGATCAAAACTTAGGTTTGGATGGCGCGGGTATTGAACCACTCGCTCACCCTCTGGGCATTTGTACTTGATCGTTGCCAGCAAGGTGGCGCTGCCAGCCGCGATTTTTTCTTTTTGCACCATAGTCAATTGATAGGTGAACGTGTCGATCTGTGGTCCTGCTGGGCCGCTAAACTTGCTGGCCGTGGTGGTGGCCTCATGCACCATGCCTGCTGCATCACGGATGCTTGGTGTGAAGCTCTCGACAGAACAGTCGTCGCGCTTTTTAATCCGCGCAACGGTGACATTGATCGGCTTGCCGTGCTCGGCCACGATCTTGAAATTCTCAGGCGACCACTCAATGATTGTTCGGTCAAACCAGCCAAATTTATCGGCCAAGGTATAGCTGCCGCCAAGCGCCGCAACGCTCGCAGCAACGGCTCCAATGGCCTTGGTGAGGTCAATCATCAAACCCCCAGCATCTTTTTCAACATCTCAGCAGCAAAGCCTGGGCCAAGCAGCGTGACCGCGATCAGCGCATAGAGGATGTACTCGATGCGGCTCATGCGCTTGCTGCTTGACTCAAACGATTTTTGGATGGATTCGTACCGCAGCGCACAAATTTCTTCGTGCGTCTGAAGTCGTGCATCGGTTGCATCGATCTGGCTCATTACATGCCCTCGCCCTGCACGATGTAGACGGTGGAAGCAGCCGAGGCCAAGCCACTGAAAAACGACTCACGCCCAAAGCGCAGCACCTCAACGGCACCAGGCACCAGCACAATGGCTGCGGATGACGTGCCAGCAACAGGCGCAACAGCATTTGCCGTAGCGATTGCAGCAGTGCTACCAACGCCCAAAAACACCGTATAGGCGCTTGAATTGATGATGCGGTACTGGCCTGTGGCCTGGGCATCGAAGCGTGAATCAACGAGCGCCTGGACGCCCGTGGAGGCCGCAGCCGCAGCAGGGATGACAACGGTGTTGCCAAGTGGGGCAAATGCAATTTGTGAGTTGGTGGACATGTTAGATTCCTTGAGCAGCTTGGGCTGCTTTGTAGGATGCAATCACATCAGCTGTGTGTACCGCCGCACAGATAGCCTGAACTCGAGCGTCTTCTTTGCTGTAGTCATCGCCGGGGGCGACAACGTGGCGATGAAACGATGAACTTATTTCAAAGCCATTTTCCGTTATAGAGGTCTTGGTGCGAACTTGCACAAAATTGTTTTCAGCAACATCAATTGAATCAACGATTTGAACTTTAGCGAGAGACATGGTGATTTCCTTGTTTCCAGCCACGGAATCCACCGTGGCATTAAGGTTTCCAGTTGTCCGAACTGGTACGGTTATCCTGGGTAAATGCGGCGCATAACAATTTTGTAGTTAAGGCCGTATGATGAACCTGTAACATTCATTTGAACCAAATTGCTGCTTAGTCGCAACCACGCTGGCGTTGAACCAGAGTAGCTACGCAATGTGGCATTCATGATTGTGCCTGAGTCAAAACCAGTGCTTAGATCAGCAGAACCTGAATAGCAGGTGTACTCATACATTGCCAATAAATTAACTGCTGTACCTGTGACTTCAGCCGTTGGAATCGTAAAAACAGTTGTCCATGTGGCGCTGGTTAAAGTCCCACTTGCAACTTGCATCGTCTCGTTACCAAATATGACGGAGCCACCAGCAACAGGTATAGTTAAATTTTCGCCAATTACTAAATCACGATTTGATGTGATGTCTGCATTGATTCTTGGCAAATACAAGTTGTAAGGAAACTGCAACGTGACACCACGATCATCGAAAGCAAGTGCTGAAAATGTAAAAATGTTTGCAGCAGTACCGCTAGTCCAACCATAAGGCTGAACAAAAATTGGCGATCCTTCTATGCTTACAACATTTCTAAAGTTGGCCTCAAAATACGGTGTGTTACATGTTGCTGTACCACCGGCAATGTGCAAAGCGCCGTCATTTGTGGTGGTGCTTCCGCAGAACTCCATAACAATATCGTTGTACAGCATATTGACTGCGTTAGTTTGTGTGATACCACGCAAACAGCCAGAAACATAAGCGCGGTCAACTTGCGTGGCTGTACATTGCACACCTGAGAGCAGTTGAAAACTCAAACCGTAAGTACACGAACCTGCTGTGAAATTAGCAATGCCAACATAAACAGACCCGCGCAACTCAAGGCCCGAGCCGCTAAAGTTTGTAGACCGAATGTTGTTGAACTGCGCGTATGAGCAACCAAGTGCAAGAATTCCGTATGTAAAAAGGCCGTCATTCTTTGTGCCATTTGAATCTAGAATTAAATTCTCAATGGTTAAAAATTGTTTTGTTTCCGGTGGTGGAGCCACATACTGAATTTCAAAACATGACTGTTGAACTGCGGTATACAACTTTAAAGTTGTAGACATATCGAACCCGCTAATTCTTTTAACGGCACTATTTTTAGTAATAATCAGTTGGGAATTAAGTCGATATGTTCCTGACGGAATGATGATTTCAAGTGCGCCAGAATCAATGGCTGCTTGAATTGCTGTTCTGCTGTCTGCCACACCAGTGGGATCAGCGCCATAGTCAAGCACATTCACTGGCGCACCAGTAATCATGGAATAGGAAACTTTTGTAAGTGACATGATTTGCCTTTAAACGGAATACGTCATGGCAAAATCTACTCGCTTACCACTAAAAGCAGTATAAGTTTGCCCTGTTCCAGCGGTGTTATATAAACCAATAGTTGCCGCGCTTTGATCGCCGAACATGAAAAAAGCTGTTCCAAAATCTGTGTACCGGATGGTTCCCGCAGAGCCAGTAGTCCCAGAGGTAAACGGAAGTCCTGTAATGGTGGCAAGGCCAGCATCAACTTGAACTGGAAATGTCAATGTGCCAATTACGGTAACTAAACGACCAACTTTAGTATAAATACCAGACGCGCCAGTTGCTGTACCGACTCCGCTTGCTGGCGTCCAAGTGCCTTCTTCATAGTCAGCCAGCAACTCGCTTGTGCCTGTGCCCGCCGTGGCAGAAAAGTCGATGCCTTGACCGCTGGCAACAATCAAATTGCCAGTGGACAGTGTGACGTTGCCCGACAGTGTAGGCGCAGCAGACAGCACCGTGTTGCCTGTGCCCGTGCTGGTGGTCACGCCTGTGCCGCCATTGACCACGGGCAAGACGCCTGTGATCTGGCTGACGTTGACGATGCTTGATGTTGCTTTTAACATGGCGAGTCCTTAACCTGAAACGAATTCAATGATAGAGGTAAACGGTGGCGCTTGGCTGAAAGTCACCGTGTTGGGTGTCAGCGTGTACGTGTTCTGATTTTGATACACACCGTTGATGTAAATGGCGGTAGGTGTAGATGAGACATTAAAGATGGTCTGCGTTCCAGTGCCTGTAGCGTTTTGAACTGCCGATCCACCAGCGCCAGCGTTGCCATTCAGCGAGGTGTAGACCACGCTGCCATTTTTGTCTTTGACTTGGATGCTGTAATCACTGCCCACGTAAAACCGAGCTGGCGTTCCCTGATAGACAGGATAGCCACCAGAGGTGCGAATTGGCTGGGCAGCAGGAATGGTCAGCGCCGCATCAAAGAACGCCGCTATGGGATTGGTGATGGGGTTCAGATTGACAACGCCCACGTTGATAAAGCCATCGTCCAGCGGCTGTCCGTCAGTCCCAGCAAAGGCTGGATATGGTGGTTCTACTGATAATGCTGACATTTATTCATTCTCCTGTGTAGATTGTCTGCCAGCTTGCATGGATTGCACAATCCACCTCTCGCGCCAGCTCATCTCGCGTGGCATTTTGGCAGCCTCAGCGAATCGCTGAAATGCGGCTGATCGTGCCACAGCTCTCACTGTAGCCTGGCTCGGTGTTTTGTTTGCGCCTTCGATGGCCAGACGCTGAAACTCAGGCGAGGAAATCAGCTCGTCGGCTGCCTTGATCACTTGGGGCTTGACGCCTTTGCTCAGAGCTGCTGTCAGGCCGGAGGCAATGCCAGCGCCTGGCAGGCCCACAGCAGTCGTGGCGGCCTCGATGGGCAGGCCAATGGCTGCACGCTTGGCCACCATGTAGACGCTGCCCAGCAGCGAGTCTGCGCCTTGCAGCTCCTGCTGGACGGCTTGGATGCGGCCTGTGGTGATGCGCTCGCGGCTGGCCTTACGCACGTTGTCAGCAACCCGGTACAGGTCCGACAGCGACTTTCTGGCTGGCTGCGGCAGGTTGTTCATCAGCGCAGCGTAGGCTTGCTTGTTCTCCAGCAGGCCTTT